CGCGCCGGCAGATCGCACGCAGGAGCAAGCTGTGGCAATCTGTTTCAACTACTGGCGCACAGAACACGGAGGCTCCAAGATGCTAACCAAGCAAGACGCGCCAGATCCAGATCCAGATGAGGAAGAAGATGATTTTCTAGATCGCTGTTTGGATGAAGTGTCAGAAGACAACCCAGACATGCCGGAAGACGAAATCAATGACGCTTGCCAAGCGGCCTGGGATGATTATCAAGAAACCAAAAGTGCAACTGCCAAGCCGGGTGTGATAATTTATCGCACACATTCGGAATCAGTTGAGGGCACCAACTTTGTGTTGTCAGATGAAACTGTTGACCGCATGGGTGAGGTGATTTCGGCTGATGGGTGGAGCCTGGACAGTTTCAAGCGCAATCCAATTGCGCTGTTCAATCATCGGTCAGACTTTCCCATTGGACGCTGGCACGACTTGGCCATCAAGGATGGCAAGCTGAAAGGGCGCCTGGAATTGGCGCCAGCCAGAACATCGCCACGCATTGATGAAGTTCGCAAGCTGGTGGAAGCTGGCATCTTGCGGGCGGTGTCGGTTGGTTTCCAACCCTCCAAGAAAGAACCAATCGACGAAAAAGCTGATACGTTCTTTGGACCGTTCCGCTATCTCAAGCAGGAACTGGTTGAGTGTTCACTGGTGTCAGTGCCAGCAAATCCCAATGCGCTGGCGTTGGCTAAGAGCATGCAGATTTCCCCTGAGACGATGGGTGCTGTCTTTGCCGGGTCCGGCAAACGAGACAACACTGTGCGGCGCAGGGCTCACGGCGGGTCCGCCAGAACTAGAACTAACGGCAAAGACAGGAGGGGCGCGATGTCGCTCGCTCAACGTATTATTGATGTGCAGGGGCAGATCGTGGAAAAGCGGGATGCTCTCAAGGCCCATGTGGACAACATGGATGACTCCAACGTCAGTGACACTGACATGGAAACCACGCAGCGACTCAACAATGACATCACGCAGCTGGAGCGAACCCGGCTGATGCTTGTTGAGTCCGAGAAGAACCTTGGTGCAGCAGAAGAAAAGGACGGCAACAAGCCTAAGTTGCCCGCCGTTTACAACAATGGCGGTGGCAGCGGTAATGGCAGCAGCCTCAAGACCAGGGCAGAGCTGCCAATCACTTCCACCATTGGCAAGAAAGAGCTTGACATGCTCGACTTGCTGGTGCGTGGCGCCACCATCGCTTATGTGGCCAGGACCCGTGGCCATGATCTGCAACGTGCACGGCAGGACATTTATGGTGATGACGAGCCGACCAAGTTCATGATGGAAATGGTCACTCGTGCAGCCAGTGCGCCAGCCCTGACCACGGTGACAGGGTGGGCGGCGGAACTGGTGCAGCAGACCTGGACCGCTATGATGCCAACGCTGATGCCCAATGCGATCCTGACGCGGCTCGCGCCAAGAGGGCTGGCGTTGTCATTCGGCCGTGCTGGAAAGATCAACATTCCGACCCGTTCACGCACACCGTCACTCGCTGGGTCGTTCGTCGGTGAAGGTCAGGCCATCCCGGTGCGGCAAGGCGCATTCACCACGCAGGCATTGACGCCCAAGAAGATGGCTGTCATCACCACTTGGACGCGGGAGATGGATGAACATTCCATCCCGGCGATTGAAGGCATCCTGCGCGATGCCATTCAGGTTGACACTTCAGTGGCGGTGGACAGCGTGCTGCTTGATGCCAATCCAGCGACTTTGATTCGGCCAGCTGGGTTGCTCAATGGTGTCACGGTGACAACCGCGACACCGGGCGGCGGCCTGGCAGCGTTGATTGGTGACATCAGGGCACTGATCGGTTCTTTGACGACCTCGACGTTTGGCAACGTGCGGGAACCAGTCTGGCTGATGAACCCGACTGACGTGCTGGGTGCTGGACTGGCTTCCGCCGTCAACACTGGCATCTTCCCGTTCGCGGCGGAGATCAGGGCAGGCACGTTGGCTGGCATTCCGATCATTGACTCGGCCACTGTTCCGGCCAAGACGATGATCCTGATTGATGCCGAGGACTTTGTCGTTGCTGACGGCGGAGCGCCCCGGTTTGAGATCAGCGATCAGGCCACGCTGCACATGGAGGACACCGCTCCATTGGATCTGGTTTCTGGTTCACCTGGTACGGTGGCGTCACCGCAGCGTTCGCTGTTTCAGACGGACAGTCTTGCGTTGCGGATGATCCTGCCACTCAATTGGTTGCAGCGTCGTGCTGGAACCGTTGCGTGGACGCAGAGCACTACCTGGTGAAAAACGTTACCTGGTAGAGCTCAATTCTGGGCTTTGTCGAAAGGAGCTAAAATTATGGCAGAAGATGCAGTCACTGAAAACGCCAAGAGGCAGCTGGAAGTGGATCGTGAGCGGTCGGAAAAATCGCGAGCGGATTTTGCCGCGCGGATGAAGGGCAAACCTACTCCCACGCAGCACGAAAACGACATGGCGATGCTTGGCGCACCCGTTTTCGAGAAGGAAGATGATGGGTCGGGACCAGACCCAAACATCGCCAAGACGGCTGAAGCAGACAAGCCAGGCACCTACCAAACCCGCACTGCACAAGCGGGACGACCAGCAGCGCCTCCTACTAGGCCGGCGAGTTCGTAACAAGCATGACCGCGCGCGGTCTCATGGCTCGTTCTTTGCGAACCGTGTTGCGCGCGGTTGAAGGTGGCTATCGTCCGGGACCTTACTTTCTGCCAGTCAGCGGCGGATGGCTCCCGGACGGTTCCCCCACCAACTGGTGGCAGACCGGCATAACACCAGGCGGTGACATCAGTCGTTCTGCCATGGTGGAGGCGTGTGTCAGCGCTTATGCCCAGACCATCGCCATGTGTCCTGGTGATCATTGGCGTGGCAACAGCAAGGGTGGCAAGACCCGTGTCACCAATTCCGCACTTTCTCGTATCTTGCGCCATCCCAATGCATATCAGTCCATCAGCGATTTCATGCTCAATGCTGTGCGCAGTCTTTACATGGATGGCAATGCTTATGCGTTGGCACTGCGCAATGATCGTTATGAGGTCACTGAATTGCATTTGATGAATCCGTGGATGAGCTTTCCGCGCGTGGCTGTTGGTGGGGAAATTTTTTACAATCTTGGCGGCAATCATGTGATTGACCGACAGGTTGGTGAACAACTCATAGTTCCAATGCGCGATGTGTTGCACATCAGGTTGCACACGCACAGGCGCTACCCATTCCCGTTGATTGGGGAAAGTCCCATCGAAGCCGCGCGGGATGACATTGGTCTCAACAGCGCAATTGCGCAGCAACAAGTGCAATTTTATATCAATCAGGCGCGGCCATCAGCAGTGTTGATGACAGAACTGCCGCTGGATAAAGATCAGGTGCAGTCATTGCGCGATCGCTGGGATGATCAAGCTCGCGGCATCAACCAGGGCAAGACGCCAATTCTTACCCACGGACTGAAAGTTGAACCATGGGCTACATCAGCTAAAGATAGTGCAATCGCTGATGTGGCCAAGATGACGTCAGAGCACATTGCATTGGTCTTTCGCGTGCCACTGCAAATTCTTGGGCTTGGCGGCACGTCATTCCGCTCCACTGAAGCGTTGATGCAATTCTGGGTGGCTACTGGATTAGGCTTCGCCATCAATCATGTTGAAGAAGCACTTGGGTTGTTGTTTGCGCTCAAAGGTCAGCCGGACGAGTATGTGGAATTCTCCACTGATGCATTGATGCGTTCGGCGATGAAAGACCGTATGGAGGCGCTGACGCGTGGCGTGCAGGGCGGCATTTACAGCCCTAACGAGGCCCGCAACAAAGAAGGCTTGGACGATGTGAAAGCGGGTGACGAGCCGCGCGTGCAACAACAAGTTGTTCCACTTTCTGCTGCGGAGCAGATCACCAAGCCAACGCCCAGTACTGGTCCGCATCCGCCACCCGCACCAGGGCCAGGCGCTCCGCCACCAGCACCACCAGCCGCGCCACCGGCTGCAGCTGCACCGAAGGATTACACGGATGTCGTTAAACGAGAACTCGCACGCGCCAATGCCGCTAGAATCAGGGCCGAGCGACGTTACGGTTGACGTTTGGCATGACATCATTGGTGATATGTTTGCGTCGGAGAAATACAACCTCCGACGCGAGCGCGAGTTGACTGTTGCGCAGTTCGCGCGAGCCGCAGCTGAATTTAGAATCCAGATCTTGGAACTGAAGGCGGCCTGCGACATGGCCATCGAGGCGCGATTGGCCGAGTTCGCGACCAAGGTGGCAGAACGCTTGGCAGTGGTGCGTGATGGCGAGCCAGGCCTGCCGGGCGAGAAGGGCGAACCAGGACCACCGGGCGAGAAGGGCGAATTAGGTTTGCCAGGTTTGCCAGGTGAGAAGGGCGAGGCTGGCATTCCAGGCCTGCAAGGCCAAAAGGGTGAGCCAGGCGAAATTGGGCCACCCGGCGCGCCAGGAGAGCCGGGCACCCCTGGCCAAAACGGTGGGCCGGGGTTGGCGGGTGAGCGCGGACTGCCCGGTGACCCAGGACCACCCGGTGAACGCGGGGAGGTGGGCGCTATTGGGCCAGCCGGTGCCCCAGGATTGGCTGGCGAACGTGGTCCACAAGGCGAGCCTGGGGTGGTGGGCGAACGCGGATTGCCGGGTGATCCAGGGCCACCCGGCGAACGCGGCGAACCGGGTGCTATTGGCGAACGCGGACTACCCGGCGACTTAGGCCAACCGGGTGAACGCGGACCACCCGGCGAATCAGGGCCATTGGGCGAACGCGGGCCACCCGGTGAGCTGGGGGCAATGGGCCAGCGCGGCGAGCCAGGACCACCCGGCCAGGATGGCAAAGAGGGCGCGCGCGGCGAGCCAGGCGATAGGGGCGAACGTGGTGACAAGGGCGAACGCGGCGAGATTGGTCCACCTGGTAAGCTGCCGATTGCGCGTGCCTGGAAGGCAGACGAAGTCAGTTATGCTGGCGATGTGGTCACCCATGAGGGTGCCACCTGGCAGGCGGCACGAGACACTGGCAAGGCACCTGGCACAGGTCGTGATTGGATTGTGCTGGCTGTTGGTGGGCGTGACGCCCAGTCTATGATTGTGCGAGGCACTTTCAAACCTGAAACGGCTTATCAGGTGCTGGATGTTGTGATGCGAGACTCATCTTCGTTTGTTGCATTGCGGGAAAATCCTGGGCAGTGTCCGGGAGATGGCTGGCAGATGCTGGCTTGTGGCGGCAAGCGCGGTCAGAGCGGCGAAAAGGGTGAGCGCGGTGAACGTGGCGAGCGCGGGGCGCGCGGTGAGGAGGCAGGCAAGATCGCATCTTGGAAGATTGATCGTAAGCATTTCACTGCCACGCCAGTCCTGACTGACGGTACGCATGGTCCAGAGTTAGAGTTGCAAAGCCTGTTTGCAGAGTTCCAAATCGAGACACGCTGATGGCGGACAGAACAATCAAGGTTATCACTCCAGCAACAAACTTTGATTTTCTGACGCTGGATGAGGCCAAGTTGTTGTTGGGGCTGTCGCCCACTGACGCTTCGCATGATCAACAAATCACGATGATGATCACTATTTTCTCGCAGACCATAGCGGAATATTGTCATCGCGTTTTTGCGCGTGAGACAGTGACAGAGACCTGGCGTGAGGAAATCAATGGACGTTTGTTTTTGTCGCATTGGCCAGTGAAGGAAACTGACATTCAAACCGTGTCAGCTGGGACAGACCCAACGGTGCTGGATGTTAGCCAATATGAATTGGAGGAAGCTTCTGGCAAATTGTCTTTCGTGACCAACCCAGGCGGGACGCAATCAACACCATGGGATTGGCCGACAGTGGTCACTTACACCGGTGGCTTTGATTTGCCAGCTGAAGCGCCGATGCCATTGAAGCAGGCGACAACATTGTTGATTATGGAAGCCAGGATGCGCTTGCAGCAAGCCCAGGTGGCTGGCATTCGATCAATATCGCATAAAGAATCTCGCATCATGTTCTTTGATCCCAATGCGCTGTTGGCGAAAATCTTGAGCGCACACACCGTTGGTCTTAATCCAGCAGTGGACGCGCTACTCAAACGTTACATTCGGGTTGAAGTATGAGCATAGACATTTCAGTTGACATAGATCCATTGTCCAAAAGGCTGGGGGCGATGCTCGCCAAGATTGATCATTTCAAGCGCGTGGATATTGGCGCGGGCCTTTCTGACTTTCAAACCCAGGACATGCACCGCCATCGTCCCTTCACGATGCGTTCGCGCGCTAAAGGTTTGGCGGTCACTAAAATCAGACCACACTCACTTTATGAAATGCAGCATTCATACAGGGCAGCTCAGCGATTTAACCGTTACGTTCGCTCTACGGCGAAGCGGCGGCGCAAGAAGCCACCACGCTTTTATGCCCACCTTTCAACAAGGCCGATCTTGCGTGAAGATTTGTACGCGGTGTTGGATGAGCGGATGACAAACTTGTTGAATGAGAAAATCAAGTGGTGAGTTGAATGGCGATCGATTTCTCATCGCTGCTCTACATGCAATGCCAAGATCAGTTCGCGCGTGATGTTACCATCACGCCGATTATTTCGGCACCGACAATAGGTGCGTTCGGGGCACGTGGCATTTTTTCCACGCGGGCGGTTGAAGTTCAGACTGATGCTGGGATGGCGGTGATAATCGATCATGAAACAATTTTGGACATTCGTGACAATGAATTCTTTGATGCCAATCAGGCCATTCCCAAACAGGGCGATCAGATAAACATTCCTGCCGAGGGCAACATTCCAGCGGAAGGGGACTGGGAAGTTGTTGATGTAACGCACAACGGTGGCGGTGAAACTACGTTGATAATTCGTAAGTACGAAACGGCAGCGCCATGAATGATGTTGCCTCTCATGATTTTCCTTGGACTGGCACGGGTGGCCTCAGCGACACGCAAAGCTATTCCTGGATTGTGCTCAATGCGGTGCACGACAGATTGGTGACGTCGTCGTTCTTTAATGGCTTCGCTTGTAAGCGTATCAGCAGTGCGCTGCCTATTGAGTCTGATTTTCAGGTGCCATTTTTGGGTGTGTTTCTGGGCGAAGAGATGATGGGCCCAGATGGCGACATCAATGCTGGTGATATTCGTTTCATTCACAATTTTGTAATTGGCATTCAAATTGTAGTCCGGAATAATGATCCAACCGCAATGCTCACCAAACTCGATCAGGCTTCGTGGTTTGCACTCAATCAACTATTGCGCGACAACACGCTGATGAATAGACTGAAAACGACTTTGCCTGATAATGTTGTGATTGAAGGTTTGCCGCGTATACGCTTTCGGCCTGACGTCTGGGGACTGTCTGGAGCGCGCAATGAGACGCCAATTGGCGAGCGGCTATTTTGGCTGACCTATCAGTTGCGAACGTGGTGGGCACCAACTGACTTCCCGGATTTGCAGCGGATTGTTACCACGACCGCCTTTCCACCTGGTGGGGATGCAGCAGAGCAGGCCAACGTTAAACAGATTCAGGTTGTCTATGAATTCAACCCGGACCCAGTTCCAACACCGTTACCTCCCGATCCAACGCTCACTTCAATTTCTCCAACAACTGCGGTGCATGGAACGGCAGTTGTTATTGCAGCTATTGGCACTAATTTTGATTCCACGGCGCAAATTTTGGTTAATGGCACTGCTGAAGCTACGACGTTTGTTTCTTCAACGCAATTGACCGCGACTATTCCTAGCACTTTTGCAGTTGGAAATTATAATATTGCTGTGCAAAATGATGTTGGTGCCATGACCGCAGCTCAGGTGTTTACTTTGACATGACAACGCCCACGTCCACCACTCTATAGGAGATTGAAATGGTTTACAGTATGTATCACCAACAGAAAGTGAATCAACAGGTCAACCGGCCTGCGGGCAGGAAGGTTCATCCAGCGCGGCTGAAGGCAATTGCTGAGGCCAGAAAGATACCACGCGTTCGGGTGGAGGCAACGAGCGAAGAATATCGCAGGGCCATCAAACATCCTAACGGCATGGCTTTTCGTCCGCAAGGTTCGGTGGAATGGCCGAATGATCGTTTCACCCAACGGCGCATTGCTGAAGGGGCAGTCAAAATTGTGGAGTCAGCTGAAGGCAGACAAGAGCGGCAAGCGCGCAAGCCTGCTCCCGCGCCTCAGAAGTAAAAGGTCGTAGCGCGCAATCACAACATGGAGGCAAGCTATGCCTATTTCTTTTTCGCAGATCCCTGCGGACCTAAAAATTCCACTTTACTGGGTGGAAGTCGATCCAAGCATGGCTGGCATTCCTATGATCCACCAGCCCAGCTTGCTGGTGGGCACGATGCTTGCAGCCACTCAATCTGTAACCACGGCTGTGGTTGCGACAGGCGGCACAGGCTATGTGGTGGGTGATATCATTTCGCTGACTGATGGGGTGCATCTTACGGTGGCCACTGTGACAACAGGCGCAGTTGCAACAGTGACGGTCCAGAGTGGCGGTGCTATCGGGATTCATGTTACTCCACCGCCAAATCCAGTCCCACAACTTTCGTCCAGTGGCGCGGGCAGTGGCGCAACATTCACTTTGACCTGGGTAGCTAATCCAGTTGGTCCAACTGTAGGCAGCGCGTTGCCTTCGGTGCCGATTGCGATTGGCACTCAAGCTCAGGCTGACAATGCATTTGGTCAAGGCAGCGAAGTTTCGCGCATGTTCAAAACCTTCTTCGCCAATAATTTTGCGAATGAGGTCTGGGGCATGGGCATTCCAGAAGCGCCTGGGTCAGTTGCAGCAACAGGCCCGATTACGATCACCACACCGCCAACAGAAGCCGGAACGATCAATCTCTATATTGCCGGCCAAGCGCTGCCGGTCAACATCTCTCCGTCTGATCTGGTGTCTGAGATTGCTGCAGCAATTGTTGATGAGATCGAGCAGACAGAAGGGTTGCCGGTCACTGCCACTGCGGCTGGTGGTGTAGTGACGTTGAAGTGCATTTGGAAAGGCGTGAATGGCAACGACATCCGTGTGGATTTGAATTACTATGGGACCATCGGTGGCGAGCGTACTCCGATTGGTCTTGTTATGTCGCTGCCGCCAACCGGCTTCCTTACTGGTGGAGTAGGAGTGCCGGACTTTACTGCAGCAATCTCGGCGCTGGGCGAGAAGAATTTTGAATATGTAGCATTGCCCTACACCGATTCAACCAGCCTCAATGCCTGGGAACAGGAATATGGCTTTGAGGATATTGGACGGTGGGGGTGGCGACGACAGCTCTATGGTCATGTCTTTTCTGCCAAGCGGGGAGCTTACTCTGATCTGATCACATTTGGTCAGACCCGCAACAGCGGTGTGACTTCCATCATGGGCTTTGAAATGACATCACCGTCGCCAATTTTTGATTGGGTGACGGCCTATGTGGCCAAGGCACAGCGCGCCTTGATCAACGATCCAGCACGACCGCTGCAGACTTTGTCACTCAACACGATCAAGCTGGCGCCGCTGCAGGACCGGTTCGACACAATCGAACTCAACTCGCTGGCGGAGAGTGGCATTGCAACGCAGAAGGCTGGATCAGACAATCAGCCGATGATCAGCCGGGAGACCACGACCTATCAGCTCAATCTGTATGGGTATACGGATGATGCTTACGAGTTGGTTACTACCCTGGCAACCCTTGCAAGGTTGATTCGCAATCAGCGTCAGGCGATCACCTCGAAGTTCCCGCGTGTGAAGCTGGCAGATGATGGCACACGTTTCGGTCCAGGTCAAGCAATCGTAACACCAGGCATCATCAAAGGCGAGCTGATCGCTGAGTACGTTGAAGACATGTGGGTTGGTCTGGTGGAGAACCTCCAGGCATTCAAGGCCAATCTGCTGGTGGAGCGCGATCCAAATGATCCAAACAGGGTCAATGTACTTTACGGTCCAGATCTGATAAACCAACTCCGGGTGTTCGCGGTGCTGGCTCAATTCAGACTGCAGTATGATCGTGGAGTTGACACTCAGATCATTGGACCAAATCCAGGTACGATTGGCGTGACTGGCACCCTTCCAACGTTCGGCTTGCAAGGGTAAGGCAGCTCGGCGCAACGTTCCGGTCCTGCGTTGCGTCCTTTTTAACCAAGAGGAGGTAAGATCATGGCAATTCGTTTCGCTGGTATTGCATTCCTATCAGTCGATGGGAACCAATATCAACTGCGTGGTAACTTCACTGTGTCACCAAGTCCAGTGGAGCGTACCATGATTGCCGGACAGGATGGCGTGCATGGGTATCAAGAGTTGCCCAGAGTGCCTTACATCGAGGGCGATCTATCGACGGTGCCTGGGTTGAACTTTGAAGACCTGCTCACTCAGGTGAATAGTACGGTGATTGCTCAGCTTGCCAACAACAAGCAGTACACTCTCCAGGGAGCAACTGTGAAAGGCGGTTTCGAGCTTAACACTCGGGACGGCCAGGCACGGGTGCGCTGGGAGGGCATCACTTGCCTTGAGATCAACTTGTTCTAACTGGAGAAGCTTAAATGGATACCCAGCCTCAGCGGGAGGGGTTTGTCGAGCCGCCAAAGCCAATGACTGGCAATGGCGGCAGCGGGCCAATCATCGATCAGCCGCCAATTGAATCAGCACCACCGCCAGCTCCGATTGAAGCTTGGCCGGTGCGGGTGAAGTTGTTGCACAAACCAGTCAAAAATATGCGCGGCGAAATGGTTCATGAGTTGGTGTTTCGGGAGCCAACGGGTGGTGACATCAATCGTTACGGTAATCCATGCCGCATCAACATGGATGGTGATGTCATCATCGAGCCACAAGCGATGACACGAGTGATGGGGGCATTGTGCGGCATCTTGACGCCCAATTTGGATTTCATGGATCCGCGTGACTGGAACTCGTGCGCTTATCGATTGCGAAATTTTTTCTTGCCAGAGGTGGCGGCGTGGCTGGGTCCGATGAATCAATGATCCTGGACTGCTATCGTCTGGCGAAATATTATTCCACCTCTCCTGAAGTCTTCCTCAAGCTGCCGATCAGTGAAGTCCAGCTTCATCTTTATCGGACTATTCAGCTCACATCCTTGATGCAACGCGAGCAAGAAGACAATGGCTGAGTTTGAGGAACTCAGAATCAATGTCAAGACTGAACCGGAAAAAGCTTCCGAGAATGCTCGGCAGTTGCAGGACGCTTTTCGTCAAATAGGAGGCACTCAGCAAACTGAACAATTTGAAAAACTTGGACGCCAACTCAAGTTAACTGAAAAGCAAATTAAGGATCTAGGCGAAGCGCTCGGCAAGCCGCAATCGACCCTACAAGCTTTTGCCACGGGGTTTGGCAAAGCTGGAATGATTATGGGGGCGTTTGGGGTCGCGATCAAAGCGGCCCAGATGGCGGCTGATCAATTCAACAAGGTTGCTGGCGCGCACCTTGAAATTCAAAATCAAGCTAACCGGATGGGTGGCATTCACGCTGCGCAGCTTAACGAAGACATCAGAGCGATGGAGCGCAACTCCATTGAGCGCTCGCGCAGCATGTCTATGATTGAGAAGTTCAACGAGAAGATGTTGGACTTTAAGGATAAGACAACGGGCTTTCGCCGCAGCATATTGGAAGACGTTCAAGGACCATTTGTTGATGTGGTGGAAAAGCATTTTGCTGAACTGCGCAAGGCGCCCAATCTGGAAGAGCAGATGAACGCGGTGCGTCGGTTCGCGTCGGAAATTGAGAAGTATTATACTGCGCGTGGTGACGCGCCGCGTGGCGCGCAGGAACGCCGCAAATATTTGGAGAAGTGGTTCGGTCTGCCTGACATCATGCAAATGAATGAGGATTTCAAACAAGTCTCGGAGGACACCAAGAAGGA